ATAGCTGCGGCTGACATAAACCATCATTCCCACCTGTGTTCTGTAATGCGGATTGGACCTTCGCCGCCGAAGTGTGCTCTCACATAATCCTCAGCATCTGAGCGCCGACAAAATCTGCACGCTTCCAAACTGTCCTTTGTCCAGCACACCTCCCACACAGCCTGCCAAGGTCGAAGCGTCATCCACTTTGGTTCATCCTCATGTTCAATAAGCCAGCCAGTCTCACTCGCCATCGTCTGCCTCCTTGGATAGGATTGCGCGGATTGCTTCTGGCGCTTCACGAAGGAAAAGCAGCGCGCAGGCATCCCGCACCTGCCTCCTCTCAGCATCATCGTCCATCGACCGTTCAATAAAGTCGATAGCTTGGTTCAGCACATGCACGGATGCCAGTACCATCGCACCCGTCGCACCGGCTGTTGTTTCGAACAGCATCCCATTGCGCTTGATGACTTCGAATATCTGGTCGCCGATGTGACCACCCATATCACGCACAATTGATCCGCTCTCGGCTTCGATCAGATACCGCGCCACTCTCTCGGATTCATTCATCGGGTTGGTCATCAGCCCATCCTTCCGTGTGGACATTCCCAGTCGCATTCTTCGCTGCCCCACATCGGGCAATAGAACTCCCCTGCTGGCTCCGGGTAGTAACCCGCGCAATCGAACGCGGGGCCTTCTGGATCGCCGTCATCATCCTCATAATCTAGGTCATCAGCAATGCAGGCTGCGCAGAGGCGACCATGCTTTGTGTTGATCTGCGCATCGCAACGTTCGCATGTCTCAACCATGCTTAATATCCTTGCTTGGGGTGGGGGTCATTTGCGCGGCTCCAAAACCTTGTAAGCCAAAGCCACGAGAGCATTGATTGCCGCCTCATCGTCGGTATGAACGATGGCCTCGTAGATCAGATCGCCAACGCGCTCGGTTTCGGCTCGCCGTGCAGCACAACGAGAACGCAGATCATCAAAGTCCCGTTTATCCATCACCATCTCCCTTCGGCGCTTTCAAAATAATACCCTTGGCCAGCCTGCCCCCTAGCCACATGGCGAAACGGAGGAAGGGCGAGAGTAGGTGGTGGAGTTTCATGATTGGCGATCCGTTCTGATCCTGATTGTGTAATTCGGTGCGAAACCAAACTCTCTTGGTTGCTGGGAGCAATTAAGGCGGCGGGTCATCACCTGCTTCATTCGCTGCTGGCACATGAAGCGGCGCAGAGATTTCATGCTGCGAACTCCATCTGTTCGCCCCGGCAGGTAAATACCGATGGACATTGCGCCGCGTCCCAGCGCTCAAGTCTGGAAACTGGCTGCTTGTGGCGTGAATGATTTCTTGCAATGTCTGTGCTATCAAGCGAGGCGAACGGCCACCGCTCTGTTGCGAGCTGCATACCCCGCAGCATATGGATCCACGGTGTTCGGCGATGGCGCTGGGCTATCTCGCGCCAGACCTCATCCATGCGGCGTTGCCATGACGGTGACAAAACGACTGCATATTCAGCGGTTGATCCGATGCAGACACGCGGCCAAGTATCGAGCAGGCGCAACAGCCTATCTAGCGGCTCATCCATGTGCCACACAGGCGCGCCACGGTCCCCATGAGGCCAATCGGAAACGAGCGCATCCTGATACTGGCTGCCAGCATCAATTTCGTCGGGAATGACTGCCCATGTTGTCGGGTGATCTAGCCACTGGTCGGCCCACGCATAAAAAGGCTTCCAATCAGCGATTGGCTTACCTAAGCGCCACGCTGAAAATGCGCCGTTATCGAGCATCACGGATTGCGCTATCTTATGAACCAACTCGACCTGATCGGGACGGAAATGCGAGACACAGAAATTCGCGCCCGCCAACTCCAACATGACGGCTGTTGGTGTGATCGGGGTGCCGTGATAATGGAAAGTCATTCCCCAGCACTCCCTAGGGTGGGGGTGGCTTCATCCAAAGCCTCAATCATGGTAAGCAATTTATGCCTACCGCTGGTCATGCCGATCTCAACCAAATAGGCGTCGATCAAATCCCGCGCTTGACCAAGCCTGCCATCATTCCATCCGCCTGCGCCCTCGTAGGACTCGCGGGGCAATATGTCGCTCACCGCCCACCTCCCGGCAGCGCGCCTGTGGATGGGGAGAATGTCTCGCGATAACGATATGCCAGTTCACGAGTAATACGCTCATGCATCCAGTCATCCAGCGTGTCGCGTTCGGGCAACCATGGCGCTATTTGCTCTGAGAATTGAAGCGACGATCCATCATGCCAGCACGGCTTACCAAGTAGCCAGCAATGCTCATGTGAAGGCTTTTCGGCGTCCATGTAATCGGGCGCGGTTGCCCAATGATATTCGATGCCGCCTAGCCATTCCGGCTGATAGTCATCGTATCCGCAACGGAAGCCATGTATGTGAACGCCACCTATATCTGATACCAGCGTCCATTCGTGATTGACGCGCCCGCCTCGCAACGTTTGGCGGTAGGTCCAGACCATTCTATCGGGGATCATCTTATTGATAGTGGCATGCAGTTCGCCTAATTCAGTTACAACCATGCCGCAGTTCCTTTGCGTTTGTGGTTAGGCCCCGGGTGACGTTGGCACGTCATTTCGGGGCCGATTTTGCTCTATAGGCACGTTGCCGCAGTTTCGCGAAAAACCGCTTACGCATCAATCTCGCATTCATCGTTGCCAATTCGATCTGCGATAATTCAGCCTTATCGGCGTCTGTCATTTGATATTTCATAACGTCTTATATCGTTACCGTAACGCATTGTAAAGCGTTATTTGGTCATCCCTCATCCCCAGCAGCGATCAGCATGGCGGTGTAGACATCATTGGCGGTTATCGTGCCGTCTACACGCTGGCCAGCCTCTATCATCGCCTCAGTCGGCACCATAGGCACGATGGCGTGACCTTGCTCAGAAATTTCGGAGAGGATGGCTTCGGCTATAACTTGCCATCTCGCGCGTTCAAACTTGTGGAGCGCGAAGAAATCCGGGGCATTACGCCTGCCTGAATGGTGAAAGGCGTCGTGTAGCACTCTCGCCAAAGCTTCCTTATCCAGCATCGGTTGTCTCCGGGGGTGTGGGGGATAACATCCAGTGGGTGGGGACTTTAGGGAACAAATATTGTCCGAAGTGGAATGGTTCTCCTGCGGGTCGCCAATTGTCATCCGCGAAATCCCAGATCACATCAGTAACGCGATGCGCTCGGTAGTCGGGGGCTTCAGTCACCCAAAGGTCAATAGGACGGTCCTTTGGCGCAGTCTCAATCGGTTGCCACGTCACTTCCCATCTCCCTGTAAGCAAGGCACGATACCAGCCATATCGCTACGGCAGACATTGCATTGGCAAGCACGCGGGCCATAGCCTTTCTCATCACGGCATTGCTGGCATAGATTGCCATCATCTGCGTCCCATGATTGGCATTCACAGCACTGATTGCGGGAGGCGGAATAGGTCATTGAACCACTTCCCACCGCTGCAAACGGCTGTTCCATATCTTGTCCCCCGGCAGCTTCACCGTCCTCTGTATGCCCATGCGGCCTACACGGCGGATCGGGCGGGGATCAGGGGTTTGCGGGGTCATTTATAACGACCTTCCGCTTGATCTTGGGCGCTATTGACATGGAACAGGTTGGCGAGCATCTTATCGACTTCACCACGAAGGTGATCCCGCATTCCGTCTTTGAGCCATGCCGCCGCTTGGACGAGGTAGCGCTCCGTCTGCTTATTGAAGTCATCGCCAAGAACCTTCGCCATCGTGTATTCAGCACGGGTCAGATTTGCGTAAGTGCTTGGCTTCCCATCTTTATCAACTGTCTGTGCCCAGAAACCAGACATAAGTTTTTCGAGCTCTTTTGAAATCGTCGTCGCTTCGCCCTCAGTTTCGCCCCATGCGGTACGCTTCTGGTATTCCTTATGAAAAACATCCTCCAATGCCCGGTCCAATTCCTTCTGGATGCGAGGCTCCACGCTCTTGAGAAATAGCGCGTCGATCTTTTTGGAGATGCGCCTTTCGACCTCATCATAAAGTTGGTCATCGGTACGCATGAATTCATCGACCAACCGGCCGACAACCGCTTCCATGATCGCGGCGTTGTCCAAAGTTAAAGTATTCATCATCAAATTCCTTTCGCCTGTCTCTGTGGCGGGTCTTGTTAGGTGCCCGCCACTCCCTTGGAAAATCTAGCGCAGCCCCATCTTGACGCGCTCGGTAGCGTTGGCCGTTTGCCAAGCTGAGAATTTCATCCGCTTGGCCTCTGCCTGCGCTCGTAGCGTTTCGGCATCGTAGGCGGCGTTTGCCCAATCGGTGCAGGCCAGTTCGTAAACAGGATCGGCCTCGGCCATCTGTTCGCTCGCACCAGCGGGGTTGCCGTCTGCCTTGTATTTAACGAACAGGGTTGCCCGGACGCGCTTGCGGCGTAGGTCCATTTCCTCTGCCTTGACCTTGGCGCGGCCTACACGGCGGATCGGGCGGGGATCAGGGGTTTGCGGGGTCATGCTGCAATACTCTTGGGAGATTCATCTTTGTGGATCGTTTTCTTGAATCCGAAATTACCAGCAGTGTGGAATAAGACTATGCCCTCCGGGTTCATGAACCCCGGCGATGCCACCGAACCATTCTTCGCCAGTTCAGAAAGTGGCTTCGACCACGCCTGCTGAGTAAAATCGCCACGGAATAGTGTTGGCACGACATGGCAACATGCGGGCCTGTCATCATTATCCCAGCGCGAAACATTGAATAGAGAAAACCGCCTTTCGGGTAGGCTGTAATTCCGCTGAATACCTCTTCCCCACCATTCGCCAAAGTGCCGTCCGGGACCAAGGGCAGTCAGTTCCTTTTCATGTTCAGCAACCCACTTGGCGAATCCGTAGTTGTCATCATCAACCGTGATCCAACGATTGCGACTTCCTGCACGTATTTCGCCAGCTTCACTGATGAATATTTGGGCGTTCGTGCCATCAATCTTTTCAGTGACAATCACCTCGCGTGATAGCCTCGGCATTTTTGGGAATTCAATGAACTCCATCTCAATTCCTTTCTGCCTGCGCCAGTGCCCCGGTAACGCAGGCTGTTTGCTTCCGGGGAGCGGTTAAGCTGCTGTCAGTTCGTCCACCGTGACGCTGAGCCATTTCGCCAACGTCTTGAATGCCCAATTCACATACTCATCACGTTCGTTCTCGGTCATTTTGTGGAACGATATGCTGTCGTAATTCTTCACGATCTCGCCCGATGGCAGGACCGTTTCAGTGTAAAGCCCGCGCCTGTCTTTCAGGACGCGATGCAAAATCTGTTCGTCCAACGGGTCGCCTTCGCATATGTCGGAAAGTGCAGCAGCGGCCTTGTCGAGTACGATCCAATAGAGTGCCATTCTCCGACTGTTGCCGCGCGTTTTCTTGAACTCGACCTTGACCGGAGCGCTCTTGTCCAGTGCTGCCAGTTGCCGCTCTGCATAGGCCGAGGCAGGGTAAAGCCCGCCAAGGTGGCGACGGAACATGATGGGCGGGGATTCCTGTTTCATTGCTCCATCTCCCATGCTCTGCCGGTTGGCGTCTTGAGCCACTCGGTCCAATATGCTGTCACCACATCGCGGCCATCAAAGGCGTATTTCCGTTGGAAAGCGGGCCATCCCAAAACATCGGTTTGCTCGGCATGGGCGCAATCGCACATTGGCATGGATGCCTGATCGCTTACCTTTGTCCCCATGCCCTTATTCCCCCAAGGGTCGAAGTGGCAGGCGCGCACCTTGCCCTCGCAAACATGGCCCCGATCCTGTATGGAGATGAAGCACGGACGCTTGCGCAGCCATGACAGATAGGACGGGCAACGCTTCCAGCTATCAGCGCGGTGGCTGTTTTGCTTGCGAGGCTTAAAGGCGGCGCGAGGTAGCATCAAAATGGCACTTCGCTGTCGTCATCATAGCCGGGGATATGCCCCTCGTCGCCCTGACTGTAGCTTTTCCGCAATTCGCCGCGACCGTCACCAGCGGGTGCGCCGTCAAGCATGGTCAACACCGCGCCGGGACCTTGCAGCACCACTTCGGTCGAGTAACGGTCGTTGCCGTCCTTGTCCTGCCACTTGCGGGTAGCCAGCTTGCCTTCGAGATAGACCTTGCTGCCCTTACGCAGGAAGCGTTCCGCCACGCCCGCCAGCCCTTCGCTGAAGATCGCGACGCTATGCCATTCGGTGCGCTCTTTCTTCTCGCCGGAATTGCGGTCTTTCCAGCTTTCGGACGTCGCGATTCGCAGGTTGCAAACCTTGCCGCCGCTTTGAAAGCTACGAACCTCAGGATCGGCTCCGAGATTGCCAACGATGATGACCTTATTGACCGAACCTGCCATGCTTAAACGACCTTTTCTTCGATGAAATTGAATCCGGGCACGCCAAGGAGTCGGGTGGCCTCAACACGGCAATCCCGGTCGGCCCATCGCTGAATTAGTGCATGAAATTCCGACATGAACTCGGTGTTGGTTTTGTAATGGGCGTAAGCCAGCCCCCAACAACCCGGATCCCCGGTCGGCTTCGCGACCCACACAGAGCGCAGGGACACTGCACGGAACCCATCTCCACCGCCAACGCGGACCTTTTCCTTGGAAACACTCTCAGCCTGACGGAGTAGCGCCTTCGCTTCAGCCAGCGCATCCTCTGCGCTATCAATCACAGAAAGGTCGGTGCTGCTCTTCGCTTCCTCATGAAGTGAGATGGCTTCCCGCGCCGATTCTCGCGCCTTGTCAGCAGCGATCCGTTCACGCTCAATGCGTTCGTCATCAAGTTTGCGAAGCCAAGCTGCGGCGAGATTGCCTGTGACCGCTATGGCTTTGGTCAATTTGCCATCCGGCTTGGTCTTGAGCTTCTTTGCAGTATAGCCGTTCTGCCAAGTCGCGATTTCGTTAACAGCATCGTTGAGCGGGCGCTTTTCTTTGTCGGCCTGCTTATCGACTAAATCGACCGCCTGTTGCAGCATCCGATGCAACCGCCCCACAGCGTCAGCCTGTTCTTGGGTCAGGACTGCTGCACCGTCCCCCCAATTAGCAGCTTCTATCATCAGGTCAGCAACATGGGTGTCGATCGCATCGCGGCCAGTAATGGCAACAACTGGGATTTCCTCAGGAGGATTGTTATCACCAATGACGGCGCGAGGGTTAGACGGTTCCCCATCTTGATCTAGTGAAGCAACATGCGCCTCTAGCGCCTCGATCTCAGCAGCGCGGTGCGGCTCATCGCGTTGCAACTTGTTGAGTGCGTTGGTGGCATATCGCAGTGGCATGGTGGCGATTTCCACTTCGCCCTTGCTGGACTTGTACATCATGATTCTAGCCCTTTTCAGTAAGGAATTTCGTCATCCAGCAATTCGCTGGCTTGCGGATTGGGTTTGGGCGCGGCCTTCTTGTTCAGTAGTGCCATCGCCTCTGCGAATTTGTCGGCAGGCAGGTCTTTCAGCGCTTTGATGCCAGCCCATTTGAGAAACTTCGGCCATTCCTGACCAACCTCATTACCCTTGTCCTGAAGCATTAATTCTTGTTCAGGATTAATGGTGGCTGGCTTGGCCTGTGCGGGATTGTCATCAACGGGGGTATATTCCGCTTCCTGGAAACCCCCTGCGGGAACTTCTTCCGCTGGGGTCGTAGACAGGTTGGCGTTCATCATCACGACGACATGAGCGAAGGCAGACCGACATGCGCGCGATATAGCCCTAGTTTGAGCCATCGCTCGAATAGCGTAGTCGGCGCGCTTGGGAAGTTCCTTGTCGAACCAAACCTTCTCGCCGCGCTTTTCACCCCACTTCCAAGATCGGATAGTTCCGCCGTACCATGTAGGCTCGTCTTCGCCGACAAAGCCCTCTGCTTCCGCGATAATCGCCCCATCCGCCATTCTGCGCACTTGGCCGATGGCCCGTATGCCACCTTCAGTTCTCTCAACGCCACGGGCAGACGCGGCGCAGCCATGAGCCACAGCAATAGCCTGCCAGCCCTCGACGCAGACGTATTTACGGCCCTGTATCTCGGTAGCTGTTGCCACCACGATCTCTTTGCAAAGATCGGCGGCATCCGTAGATGTGCGATATGCTTCCACGTTGGAAGGATTCACCGGAACCAATGCGTTCATCTCAATCTCCATAGAAAGGATCGGGATCAGCAGGGCCGTCCCAAAGTGGAATTTCGTTGACGTGGACCGCGAGCAAAGCAGCCCAAGCCCTCTCCCAATACGCCCTGCCCATGTGAGCAATCGTACCCGTCGCCAGTATGGCCGCGATGGTGAAGATGATGGGGGCGGTCATTTCTTGGCACTCCAAGCCCGAATGACCGCGCTAAGAATATCAGCGCAATACTCGCCCGCCCCATAAAATGCGCCGATGACGACGCCCGCCAACATGACCGGCAAGAAGGCGATGATAATCACGCCCCTGCGGAGCCATATGTTTTGAATGTGAGATATGCTCATTTCGCCACCTGCGCGAGAGCGTTGCTGGTCGCATAGCCAGCCTTGCGAAGTTGCGCCCGTTCTGGCTTTCCATCATATGAGCCGCGCGTTTCACCGCCGTCGAAATAGCGGAACATCTCATTGATAGCGTCATCGGCGACCTCCAACGCCTCCTTCATGGCAGCATTCTGCGCGCGAAGGGTGGCGAGTTCTTCCTGGACGCGGCCCATTAAACCGATGGCGCGTCCAATCTCGTACCGCGTGCCATTGGTAGCGCCGGCGTCAGACTTGATCTCATCAAACAGCGCTTGTTTGCTGTCAGCTATCAAAAGAGAAAATTCCTCGCTCATATCGTTGTAACCCCTTCTATCTCTACGAATTCGTCAATGGGCGCTGGCTCTTGGGCGGGCGCGTATGGCTCCATCTGGATCGCTGCTATGCGGGCGAGAGTGGCGGATAGTTCGGCCAGTTCGCGGAATAGATCGGCGATCATGGTTTAACCGGCAGAGCGTCCACCGCGTCACGGAATGCAGCGGGCGCAGCGTCATGCTCGCGAATGAGACTGAGCACCGCATCCTTGCATTCAGCAGCAGTTTTCAGAACCTTCTTGGCGACTTTGGCCTGTTCGACCTTTTCCCACATGCCAGCAATGGCGGCTTCCAGAGTGTCGCCAAGTCCGTGGCAAGAGGTGTCCTTGAGGATGTCGCCATTGGGCCAATAGCAACCAGCACCCCATTGATTATGGTGTCCTACGCTGGGCGGATAAATGGTCAAGAAAGGCGCATTGATCGCACCGATGAACTCTTGTGCGATTATTGCTTTGTCGATCACGTTTACCATGTCAAATTGCTCCTTTTGTGGGGAATACTGCGCGGCTGACCCACTCTGTGGTCAGGGCGGTCATGATTGGGTGGCCTTGGCGCGACCGTCAGCAAATAAAGCGCCTGCGCGGTATGCTTCCTCATAAAGGTCAGCGACCGCCATCAGGATTGCAGCACGAGTTTTGTGCATGGTGTAATTTCGCAACCCGGAGCCGCTTGCCCGTAAGATCAGGTCGGCATGGCGCTCAATCGCGGCGGCCATATTTTCGCTCTCTACGCTCACGCCGCCCTCCCCGTCACAATGCCAAGCTGGGAAGCGCCAAGGCCATGCTCGCTGGCAGGGTCGTAAGCGTTTTCGATATCGTCAGCGGCATCAATCTCTGCGCGCCATTCTGACAGCGCGGCGGCGATAGCATCGCTCTGTTCGCCAACTTCAAGATCATTGGTCAGGCGGTACAGTTCTTCATTCGCCGCATGGATCAACTCGATAAGCTGAACGGCGTTGCGCGGTCTGACGATTTGCTGAGAGGTGAGCGCCTGTGTCATGCCAGCACCAGCCTTCCGCCCAGCGCCTTATACACAGTGCCAGCCAGCAACCCGCCCTGTCCAATGCAGCCAGTTGCGAAACCGACGCACAGCCCATTTCCGTCGAATTCAGGCAATGCTATCCAAGTGCCATCTACACCTTTAGCGGTGCAGTTTGGCGCGGCGGCGGCGATAACGCCATTCTTGCCAGTGATTTCCAGTTTCGAGTAGTCGCCCGACGCTGCTAGTTTCGAGGAGTAGCCCGACGCTGCCAGTTTCGAGGAGTCGCCCGACGCTGCCAGTTTCGAGGAGTCGCCCGACGCTGCCAGTTGCGAGTAGTCGCCCGACGCTGTTTGAACATTCTCACCAGTCTTACAGGCGTCCATAATCCATTTGATTGCGGCGCCAATGAGATCGGGCAATTTCAGTTCTGCTTGAACCGTTATCTCGGCAGACGCCCATTTCTTATCATCGCTGCGATCAACTTTGCCGCCGACCGTTACGCGTGCAAAGCGATTGCCATTCTCAAAACCGTAAAAGTCAAGAACATCAAGTGGGTTCTGACAGGCATGAAAGCCGCTCTCACACTGAACCACTGGACCGATATGGGTATAGGTCTTGCCGATCTCATACTGAAAATCGCGGCATTTCAGATTTGCGTCGAAGCCTTTGTAGCAAACAAACGTTTCAGGCTCTTTCGCTTGCTTTGATTTTTTCTGCATGTTGGCGTCCTATCTGGGTTGATAGGAATGTATTAGTAGGATAAATCCAACCAGTCAACATATAATGTAGGATATAACCAACTTTTATTTCCCATCCCCCATTCACCGTGCTATACCGTTGGTATGCAGACGCCGCTTGTGATGATCGAATGGGAGGATAGCGCGCAGCCAATAGCGCGTTGGCAATTCCTGTCCGATCTGGAATTACCCGGCGTTGTGCGGTGCGTGTCTGTTGGTTGGTTGGTGCGCGACGATCACGTCAAGGCGCTGGCACCCAATATGGGCGCGGTATCTACCAGAAAATCCGTCACTGACACGTCCAAAGCGTCTGCCAATCTAATCAACGTACCGAGCTTAGTGTCGCCATTCTTCTTTAGAATCTCAGAAACAAGCGTTTTGCTATTCCCCATCTTCTCAGAAAGAGTCGTCGGCTTAACGCCTTTCTCGGTCATTATGCGCTCGATACGGCGGCGCACAGAATCAAGGTCGATTGTATCCGGCATGAACGCATTGTTCCACGAACGAGTATTTTCTGCATAGGTACTGCGTATCCCACTTGACATGTAGGATAAATCCAACCTAGAATGACGCTCATGGCTACAATTCTTCATGAGATCGAAACATTCTGCGAGACCCATAAGGTACCGCCAACGCAATTTGGCTTGCTCGCGATGAACGACAAGGCATTTGTATCACAGGTCCGCAATGGTCGCCGTCTCTGGCCCGAAACCGAGGCCAAGGTCCGCGGTTTCATGCGGGAATACCAACCAGCCACCCCCCACCAGAGCGCCGCGTGATGGCGGGGGAAAACGCAGCACTCATTGCCGACCTGAACCGGGCCAAAGTCCTGTTCCAGCAGCGCGCCTTGCTGGCTGCGCTCGACATTCCAGTTTCGCACGCCCCCTCGTGCGAAGGGGCTGGTAGCCTGCCGGGGAACCCTCGTGGGAGTGCACCTGCCAGCCCCGTAAATCAAGTTCCCAATCATTTCCACAATTTAGAGTAATTCTGCAGCACTGCGCAAGTGCAGCAAATGCAACGTATTGATATGACACGTTAAACATAAGTATTCATTATTAATATCAACCATAACTTGGCGGGGAATCGCTATGATACCTATCATCATTACAGCGTTTGTGTGCGTGCCAGCGGGGTTTTTGATCGCGGGTGCTTTCCTTGTGCCGAACTATAAAGCCGCGATTGAAGCGCTGGACAAGTCCGAGGCGAACAACTCCTACTGGTACAACGAATATAAGCTGGTGCGGGATCGCGAGAAAGCGGCTGCTGCTAAGAAGTCCGCTGCCGTAGCAAAGGGTAATCGGACGCGGGCTGCAAAGCGGGTGGCTGGGAAGTGAGGCCGGTCGTCATAGGCAATGCCACGCTTTATTGCGGTGATTGCAGGGACATTCTGCCGATGCTTGGCAAGGTAGACGCGGTTGTCACTGATCCGCCTTATGGGATCAACAAAGACGGGCAAATCAAGACAACGGGCGGCAATGGCGGACGGAAAGCGCACGAGTTCCTGAACTGGGATGCTGAACGCCCTGCGCGCGACATATTCGACGCGATAATTGCGCTATCCGATGATATCATCATCTGGGGTGGCAACTACTTTGCTGACATGCTCCCCGCTGCTGGTAAATGGCTGGTATGGGATAAGGGGCAACGGATCAACCAGTCCGACGGCGAACTGGCATGGACCAGCTATACAGGCGCCCTGCGCATTAAGGTTATGAACCGCGTCGAGTTGCTTTTGGATGGTACGGATCACCCGACGCAAAAACCGCTAAAACTTATGAAATGGTGCGTTGAGCAATTACGGAACGACGCCCAGACCATCCTAGACCCCTTCATGGGCAGCGGAACAACCGGCGTTGCAGCCGTTCAAATGGGCCGCAAGTTCATCGGCATCGAACGCGAGCAAAAGTATTTCGACATCGCTTGCAAACGAATCGAGGACGCCCAGCGCCAGGGTGATATGTTTGTGGGGGCAGCGGCATGACCCGCATATCTCCAGCCCAGCGCGCAGAAATTGAGCGACTGTGCAGCTACATCAGCGATGACAGCACTATCGCGTCATACATGCATTTACCGAAAGAGGCTGTCGCGAAAGTGCGTGGCTCAATGGTTGTGCCTGTCGGGATAGGCCGGCGCAAAGTCGTGCAATCGACCGAGCCTATTCAAGACACACTCACTTCTACGAACGCGGCGATCAAGAGATCGACTGACACTTTGCTGGAACGGTTGCAGCGCTTTCATCCCGAAAGGTGCGGCGCATGAACCTTACCCGCTTCCTGAACCGCAGGGCTGCGCGCAGGCTCGCAAAGCTACGCAAGCCCAGTGAGACACAGCGTGATCGTGTGAAGGCTCGTGCACGGCAATTACGCAATGAACTTGGCCTTCCAGCACTGGGGATATTTGAATGACTGATATTGCGAACGATGCCCTGCGCCTGATTGTGGAGCGTAAGGAACGGCTTCTTGAAGAACGCAAGGGTATCAGTGACGACATCCGCGACGTGGATGCCGAGGCCAAGGCGCTCGGATACGATAAGAAAACGCTCGATTGGGCAATCAAGGAGCGCGCCATTGAGCGTCATGTCCGGCAAGAGCGTGATGCTCTGCGGGAAGCGTATGGCGCTCAGTTGGGCCTCTTCGACTGATGCACAAGCGCGTCCAAGCCCTCGGTCGATTAAAAACCGGCACCATGAACAAGACGGAGGCTTCCTATGAGGTCTCCGTCCTTAAGCCTGCGCTTATGTCTGGTGAAGTGGCTTGGTATAAATTCGAGGGGCTGAAACTCCGTCTCGCCGACAACACATTTTACACGCCAGATTTTGCCGTGATGCTGTCAACCGGCGTGATGCAGTGCCGGGAGGTCAAGGGCTTCTGGACTGACGATGCACGCGTCAAGATCAAGGTCGCTGCCGATCTATATCCGTTTGAATTTATGGCTGTCCGCGCTCTGCCCAAAGGCAAGGGCAGTGGCTGGGATGTGGAGACGTTTGGGTGAGCAGTAATGCGCCGTCCATGCCGTTGTTTGGTGACGCCTATCTGGCAGACACGCGCCACCTCTCTCTTGAGGAGCATGGCGCATATCTCCAACTCATGATGATTGCATGGCGCTCTAGCGATTGCGCCTTACCCGATGACGACGCTCGTATCGCACGCATGTTGGGCATCACCGCAGGCCGTTGGGCGAAGCTGAAACCAACCGTAATGGCCTTCTGGTCGCTGGGTGAAAACGGATGGATACAGAAGCGTTTAACCAAAGAACGCGCATTTGTGGATGAAAAAAGAGCGAAGAATAAATCTGCTGCGGAATCAAGATGGAATGGCCAAGTTGTTGAAAACAAACAATCTGATGAATGCGAACGCATAAGCGAACGCAATGCCCCTCCACCTCCACCTCCAATAAGTATAGAACCTAAAGGTTCTTGTGCATCTGACGACGCACCCATTCTCAAGCCAGAGCATGTTGTTGAGATTTGGAATGAGACGGCACCGCGCATCGGCAAGCCGAGCGTTCGCGACATCACGCCGGAACGACGGCAACTCCTGAAAGCCAGAATTGGGCAATACGCCCTGGAGGATTTCCAATCCGTATTTGGAAAGATCGAGAGGTCCGCGTTTCTCAGCGGATGGCGAGGCTGTGGCTTCGATTGGGTTTTCAAGAAGGCGAACTTCCAGAAGATACTTGAGGGCAACTATGACCAGTAATCCATTGAAGGCCGCGAACCCACACAGTTCCTCAAGCGGCAAAATGCAGCCCGGTGAAACGAAAACCATCATCGTTGGCGACAAGACCGTTACGATCATCCGCACCCATCGCGATTACGTCCACGATCTTTGCGATGCCTACAATTCGGTTCGCACCCATGACGACACGCAATGGATCGTCGATGAATCGGGCAACCTGAAACTGCGCAAGATCGATGCTGACAGCGCGCATAGCCGGTTCATGGCGAAGGCAAAGGCTCGGACGCTGACCCGCGATGAATTTTACAACGCCAGCCTGCAATGGAAAGCGATTGCTGCCGAGGCGGGATATGTCACCCATCTTGGCGGTCAACGCTACAAGGTTCGCCCTGATCGCGAACCCAAGGACGAAGCGGCATGAAGGCTAATCGTCAATCCGTTCTCGATGAAAGCAAGGCGCTGCATGATGAGATCATGGCAAAGCTGGATCGGGCCACGCCATTTCTCGACAAGGGACAGACCGAGGGATGGCCTCCATCGACCAAGCTGAAAACACTGTGGCTGATGGCTGTGTCGTATCTCGATGCGCAGATTTACGGAACACCGGGACAGGTTAATGCCGCTATCGATCGTGTGAATCGCACCATGAACACCGTCGAGGAATATCTGGAAACCGCCCGCCAGCGTTACCGCGAAGGCTTCCATGCAAACCCCTATGGCGATCCGGTGAAAAGGTCATGAAATGCTCACCGACCTCATCATCGCTCTCCTCAAGCATCCCGACATCGCCAAGGCATGTCCAAAGCGTGCGGCTGAGAAGTTCGGAATACGAGAGGACTGGTGCCGCTATTACATCAATCAGGAAAGACATAGGAGGTTGGGGTGAGTGAGATATATGATCTTTTAATCAACATGCTGCTGGTGATGGCAACGCTTACCGTGATTTTTTTGGTTTATGCCTTCCTAGGAGTGTTCTCATGACCAACTGGAAACCAGACGCAAAGACTGTGCAGGACCGCTGGCTGATCGACACAGGCAGGGTCGCGGGGCGTGAGGGATAGGTTGCAAATTACAACTGGTTTAGGGTAAAGGCGGGGTAGATGGGCAAGGCAAAGCGGAAGAAGAAAACACCAACAGCGGTTGACCGCACATTGCCTACGCCCGAACAATTGGCATCGGGTGATTTTGTATCGGCGGGTATGCCAATGCGGCGCGTGCCCATGATCGAAACGATGCACAAGCGCGGACAACTCACAGAAGAAGAATATCGCTCCTTGGGCTATTACAGGGATCAGGCAAGCATTGCAGACCGTTCCGGGGTGAAGTCCTGCCTTGACCGTGAAATAGGCTCTGGTGGGGCTGGTCCGGGTGCTGCGGTCATATCTGCGTTGATTGAGACAGGACGGATAGAGCGCGACTTGGGGAGTTTATGGAAAATCGCTCGTGCTGTTGCGGTTGATGATCTGTCGTTAACCCAATGGTGTATCGATCAGCGCGGCAGTCGTGAACGCTACAATGGCGATGGCGAATTTATCGCACTCGTGCCGATCGGGGAAGTCAAAGCTATGAGGCTCGCATTGCAGGATTTGAAAGCGGCGGCGGGAAGAATTGTGCGTTGACATTCGGCGGCAAAGGTAGCAAACAGAAACCATTCTTTCGAATTGCGTCCAGATGACGCGCAAAGCTGGCTCTCACGAGTCAGCTATTTTTTTGCCTGAAAGGATTTGGGCATGGCTTGGAATATAGCGTTCTTCACTGGATACGATCCCGTCACCCGGCAGTGCTATGGCAAACTGATTAGTTCGCTCGCCCCTACGCCATCCGGTTCCAGTGCTGATGCTGGCGCGGTCCCCGCAAATGCATCGGTGGCTCGCATCACTTCGGACGCTGCCGGGTATATCTCGAACAACGGCACGGCAGCATCGTCCGGGAACGGTGTCAGCCTCGCTGCTGGCTGTACTATCGACATGCAGGTCAACTCAGCTGACGGGCTTAAAATAGCCTGAATTTTTTAACTCAAGGAAAATGCGATGGCACGGAGCAATCTGGTGTCGGGGAAACCCGGCCCCGGTCGCCCACCGGGTTCACGCAACAAGACATCGGTAATTGCCAAAGAGGCGATTGCGCTTGCTGCTGAAGGCTTAGGTGGAACTGACCGGCTGATAGCATGGGCGCAAGAAAGCCCAGAGAATGAGCGGGCATTCTGGACTGGCCTATATGGCAAGCTGATAGCGGTCCAAGTTGATGCGAATGTAAAGGCGACTATCACAAAACTGGAGACGGTGATTGTCCGCCCTTCAGTTTCGGACCGCTGAGGTTTTCGAGCCACTAGTTTTACCCAATCGCTATAAAGGCGCATGGGGCGGACGTGGTTCTGGCAAGTCTCATTTCTTTGCGGAACGATTGATCCATGACAGCTTGGAAGAGCACGGGATGCTGTCGGTCTGCATCCGCGAGGTGCAAAAGTCGCTGAAGCAGTCAAGTAAGCGATTGATCGAAGCAAAGTTGCAGCAGTTCTCGCTCGGCGAAGCTGATGGGTTTAAGGTATTCAATGAGGTAGTCCAAACCCCTGGAGATGGTGTCATTGCCTTTCAGGGTATGCAGGACCACACGGCGGAGTCAATCAAGTCTCTGGAGGGATTTAAGCGGGCGTGGTGCGAAGAAGCGCAAACGCTTTCAGCTACAAGTCTTATGTTGTTGCGCCCCACCATTCGTGCGCAGGGTTCAGAACTTTGGTTTAGCTGGAATGCCCGCAGGAAGAGCGACCCGGTTGATGCGTTGTTAAGGGCGCAAGATAGACCGACTGGCTCGGCGGTTGTTTGTGCCAACTGGCGTGATAATCCTTGGTTCACCGATGAACTTGAACAGGAACGGCAAGATTGTTTGCGGTTAGACCCTGACCAGTATGGGCATATCTGGGAAGGCGAATATATCTCGATTGCGAGCGGGGCTTATTTCGCATCGCACTTAACGGCTGCAAAGACTGAAGGCAGGATTAGCAAGGTCGCTGCTGACCCACTGATGACGATCAGACTGTTTGTTGACATTGGCGGCACTGGCGCTCGCGCTGATGCCTTCACGATCTGGGCCGCGCAGTTCATCGGTAAGGAAATCCGGGTTCTCGATTATTACGAGGCGGTCGGGCAGGATTTGGCAACACACCTCAATTGGATGCGGTCCAGAGGCTATACAACAGATCGTGCCCAGATTTGGTTGCCGCATGATGGTTCGACACAGGATAAGGTTTTCAGCGTTTCATACGAGAGCGCGCTACGCGATGCGGGCTATTCGGTAACAGTCGTTCCCAATCAAGGCAAAGGCGCTGCTGCTGCGCGAATCGAATGCGCGCGCAGGCTGTTCCCGTATGTCTGGTTTAACGCTGATACAACTGAAGCGGGCCGCGATGCTCTTGGTTGGTATCACGAGAGAAAAGACGAAACCCGGCAGATCGGTCTTGGCCCTGAGCATGATTGGGCTTCGCATGGCGCTGATGCCTACGGTCTGATGTGTGTGGCTTACGAAGAGCCAAAGAAAACGCAGAAAATCAAATATCAATTCAAGGGGATAGTATGATCGACGAATCCCCCGCCGAAGAACAATCGGAAAGCCAAGAACTCGATTCCAAAACCATGTCTGACCAGCAGCTTGCAGCCTATCTGCAAGAGATGGAGCGGCAGGCAATCAGCTTCCGCAACAGTGATCTGGCTGACGAGCAGGCAACGGCTATCGACTTCTATGAGGCAAAGCCGTTCGGCGATGAAGAGGATGGCCGCTCACAGGTCGTTGTGCCTGTTGTGCAGGAAGTTGTCGATTACATGGCCGTCTCGGTCCTGCGCACGTTCATATCTGGCGACAAGGTGGTCGAGTTTGAGGCCAACGAGGAATCGGACGAGGATGCGGCTGAAGAGGCGACTGAGGCCCTCAATCACATCTTCATGCGCGAGCAGGACGGTTACAAGGTTCTGCATGACTGGCTGAAGTGTGGGTTGATCGAAAAGATTTGCGCCACGGAGACAATGTGCGTTGAGGATGAAAAGCGCACACGCAGGACGGTAACTGTAACTGAGGAGCAAATTGCCGACTTCCTGAATGATCCCGTACCCGGTGTCAGTGTTATTCAGGCAACGCAGAACGAGGACGGCACCTTCCTGATTAAGCTGGAAGAGGTTAAAAAGCGGAAGCGCTATCTCGATATTCCCATCCCGAACTATGAGTTTCTGTTTTCGCCGCGCACACGTCACGAGGATGAGAGCGAATATCTTTGCCATCGTCCGCAGAAAACCGAGTCCGAACTGATCGAAATGGGATTTGACGCGGAAAAGGTGCGTAGCCTGCCCGGTCTTGATGAAGGATCGGTGATTGATAGCCGGGAAAGCGCGACATGGGATGATGAATCCATGCGCGGCACAACAGACCAAATCCCCGGCCTCAAAAAGCATCTGCTGCGCAAGGAATATGCGCGGATCGATTATGACGGCGACGGGATAGCCGAACTTCTGCGCGTTTACCGTGTCGGCAATACAATATTGGAAGCTGAAGAGGTTGATGAACAGCCGTTCGTAGTGTTCTGCCCCTTCCCGCGTCCGCATCGTATGGTCGGCAATTCACTCGCTGATAAGGTTATGGATATCCAGCGCAACAAGTCTGTCGTCATGCGGCAGAACTTCGATGCGTTCTACATGACTAATCAGCCGCGCTGGTGGGTGCCTGATGAAAGCACCACAGACAGCACGATTGAGGATTTGCTAACCACAGGTCCGGGTGTGCTGGTTCGCGGCAAGGGACTGGCTCCTACGCCTCTCACACAGGCGTTTGATGTGGGTCGTGGCCTGTCAGTGCTGGAATATCTCTCTGGCGAGCAGGAAAGCCGCACAGGTATCACACGGCTTAATCAGGGTCTTGATGCGGAGGCAATGAACAAGACCGCGACTGGCATGGCGCTGCAATCGAGCCAAGGCCAGCAGATCGAGGAGTTTGTAGCCCGCAACTTCGCTGAATGTCTGGCGCGACTGTTCTTGAAGAAGTTGCGCCTGATGATCGAGCACGGCGATCCTATCGCAATGCGGGTTGGTGGTGAATATAAAAAGGCTGATCCATCGGAATGGACGCCGGACCTGAGTGTCAATGTGCGTGTCGGGTTGGGTTCGGGCCGTAAAGATCAGCGGATGCAATATCGCTTGCAGATTGCCCAGCTACAGGCGGAGGCGTTCCAAGGCGGCACTGGCATTGTGGATGCCAAGAAGCTGTATAATTCTGCTGCTGGCATTGTTGCTGACGCCGGCCTTGGTGATCCAAACAACTTCTTTATCGACCCCGAAACAGCGCCGCCTCAACAGGAAAAGCCCGATCCCGAAGCGATGAAGGCGCAGGCTGAAGTCCAGTTGCAACAGCAGAAGTTGCAGGGCGAACAGCAAATGTCCGCTGCCAAGATTGCGATGCAGCAACAGGAATCGCAGGCGAAAATGGATTTGATGCGGGCGCAGGCCGAGGAAGAGGCGAACCTTGCACGTCAGAAGGCACAGTTTGAAGCCGATCTTGCCGAGCAGCAGATGAACCGGGAAATGGTCATGGCTGAGCGCCGGATGCAGATGGAAGAACGCATGTCTGCGCATAAAGCATCATTGGCTGAGAAAGCCTTGCCGAAGAATAGACCTGGCGGGGATTTGTCGAAGTGAATGATCCCATCGCGCGCGCGAAACGCTGGCAGCTTTTTTATGATGAAGAAGGTGGGCTTAAGGACATCCTTTCCGCTCTGGAAGTTGCTTATCTCGAACGCATGGGAACGGTTGAGCCTTGGGAAACCGACAAGCTGGTGAAGCTGTCTGTGGCGTCGAAGGTTACACGCGCCATCGCTGATGAAGTCCGCAGCATAATCGCTGCCGGTCAGGTCGCTGAATCGCAGCGTGCACATGTGAAAAAGATTGAATCTCTCCCCGGCACCAAGAGGCGCTGGATCTAACTGCCTGCGGGCAAACTCAAGGAACGTGTAAATGGCCCATCCTGCAACAGATGTTGCGGAAGCCTTTGACGCGCCTGCCAATGATGGTAGCGCGACTGAGACTGCCGCAGATATTTTTGGCCTAGAGCCAGATGAAGAGGAAGAAGAATCTAGCCCTGTAGAGGGTGATGATGAACTGGAGGCTGAAGCCGAAGGTGAAGAAACCCAAGACGAAAGCGACGAACCGGAAGCCCCGGCCATCGATGCGCCTGTTTCATGGGGAACTGATGCGAAGGAACTTTTTTCGCAGCTACCGCCCGAACTGCAAACGCAGGTCGCAGAGCGGGAAGCCCAGCGGGAAAAGGTTGTTCAGCGTGCGACAACTGAGGCAGCAGAGGCAAAGCGCACAGCTTTGATAGAAGCTGAAACGGCGGTCGCGAATACGCAGCGTCAGTATGCAAGCGAGTTGGCTCAATATGCGGAGATGGTCCGGCCCCAAATGCCAGACCCATCATTGGCACAAACTGATCCCCAGCAATATGTTCAGGAATTTGCCTACTACAACGCCATGAATGCCCAGTATCAGCAAATGATACAGCAATCTCAGGCGGCGGCACAGGAGGCAGGCCAACGCGAACAGACTGTCGCAAGCGAAATGCAAGCGGCTGAAATTCGCAAACTGGTTATCGAACTTCCTGAATGGTCTGACCCGGAAGCGCGCAAGACACTGCTCACCGATCTGGAAACTATCGGAGCGGAACTTGGCTATTCACCGGAAGCGATGGCCCAAGCGGGGGCGGATGACATTCTTGCACTGAAAAAGGCGTCCGACTGGAAGTCCAAAGCTGCCAAATATGACGCATTGCAGAAGTCGAAAATGGAAAAGGTCCGCACCGCCAAAACGCTGCCCAAGGTCGTAAGGCCGGGGGTCGCGCCTACTCGTGGCGAAATCAACTCCACTCGCGTGCAAGAATCTTGGAACATGGTGAAGACGGCCAAGAGCAAGGATGCTCAGAGCGCAGCTTTCGCCGATTATCTCGAAAGCGCCGGTATTCTCTGAATTTCGGTGCCCCGCGTCGTGAGACGCCATAGCCCTTGAAGGATTTTTTATCATGGCTGTACCTACAAATACCATTCAGAATGTCGGTCGCGTTGGCGTCCGTGAAGACCTTGACGACAAAATCGCTCAGTTGTTTCCCGATGAAACGCCATTCCAGGCTGCAATCGGGCGCTCCAGTGCGAGCACAACCTATACTGAGTGGCAGACCGATGCTCTTGCCGCTGCAAGCGCTACCAATGCCGCCATTCAGGGTGACGATCTGGCTAACTCCTCGCGTGCGAATACCACGCGCGTTGGCACGCACACGCAGATTTTCACCAAGGTTGTCGGTGCATCGACTACTGTTGAGTGGACCAACAAAGCTGGCCGCCGTTCGGAACTCGCCCGCGAGTTGATGAAGGCGGGCCGCGAACTGCGCACTGACAAGGAAATGCGCTTCCTTGGCAACTATGCGTCCGTGGCTGCTGCTGCCGGTGTTGCTGGCCTTACCGCTGGCGCGCTCGCATGGCTGACATCGAACGTGTCTCGTGGTGGTTCTGGCGCGAACGGCGGTTTCTCCGCTGGTATCGTTGCTGCGGCCACCAACGGCACGCAGCGGGCCTATACCGAAGCATTACTGAAACCAGTGCTGCAATCGGTTTGGGTATCTGGTGGCAACCCCAAGATGGTGTTCACCAATGGCACCCAGAAGCAGGCTGAAGCAGCATTTGCTGGCTTGGCTACCCAGCGCCGTGAGACGGGCGATAAGCGTCTGACAATCGTTGCTGGCGCGGACGTGTATGTCTCTGACTTCGGTTCGATCCAGTTTGTTCCCGACCGCTTTGCCTCGGCTCGTGACGCGCTGATTGTCGATCCTGAATATTGGGACATCGCGGTTGGTGAGGCACTGACCACGTTCAATCTTGCGACCACTGGTCTTGCGACCCGCAAGGCGATGCGTGAGGAATCGGCGCTGCGCTGCCTCAATCAGGCTGCGTCCGGGTGTGTTGCAGATTTAACGTAATTAGTTAAATATTGTAAAATATCAAAACATGCTTGATTAGGGTAATCCCATAGCCTATCCTTCGCAGTGAGGAGAAAGCTATGGGAAAGCCTGTCAAAGATATGGCCGGACAGATGTTCGGGCGGTTGCAAGTGCTAAGCCGAGATGGAACACGGCATGGAAATGCTGCGTGGTTATGTCGCTGTGATTGCGGCACTGTAAAAACGATTTCTGGCAATGAACTACGCAACGGTGGAACAGTTTCTTGTGGTTGCTTTGCTCGCGAAGGGAGGGCCTCCACTCATGGCTTCGCGGGTAAACCCCGCAGTAAGCTTTATAATACATGGAAGGGAATGAAACAGAGATGCTTCAACCCGAAAAACCCTTCCTACAAAAACTATGGGGCGAGAGGTATTACTGTCTGTAGTGAGTGGCTAGAATCATTCCCTCGTTTTATGGCCGACATGGGGGATCCACCCAGTGCAAGTGCTACTATTGAGCGCATAGATAATAACGGTTCTTATTCTCCAACGAATTGTCGTTGGGCATCACGACTTGAGCAAGTTCAAAATCAGCGCCCGACGTGGCGTAATGGCGTCGATAATGGCCGAGCAAAGTTAACTGAAAATGATGTCCGTGCAATTCGGTTGAGCACTCTAAAACCCATCAGACTTTCTGAGGCTTACAATCTCTCGCTCCCAACGATCATCGCTATTCGAAAACGAGAAACTTGGAAGCATATTGAGTAACTAGACCCCGCTTCGGCGGGGTTTTTCATATGGAGGCGACAATGGGCCGACCGAGAAAAGTCCCTGAAGGCGATATGATTGTCGTCATCATCAAGGATGGCGTGTTCATCGCTGATGATGTGCGGCGTGAAAAGGGCGCGGTCGAGGCTGTCCCTGCGGTCATTGCGGAAGCCCTGATTGGGAGCGGCCATGCAAAGCCCCAATGACTGGCAACTGATTGATGACGGATCATGGAACGGCGTCAAGAAATACATCCGCGCAAGTGATGAAGATCATGGCTCTGTTCAAGTTCGGTATGAAGGGCATGACGCTCTCCCGATTGTTGGGGCTAATAAATCCGCACAGAATGAGGACTTCGACCGCCGCTCAGAGTTTTGGCACGCGGCGAAAATTCCTGTTTCCGTTATGTACGAGTGGCTGACCAAATACGGCGTGAATGCGTGGAATCCCGCTCATGCCGATGGGGTCAAGAAGCTGCTGAATGACGGCGAATATCGTTACCTCAAGACCAAAAACATCATACTGTAGGAGGCTGGCGTGAGTTTCACTGACTATACCGGCCTTGTTGCAGAGGTTGGTGACTGGCTGGATCGCGCCGATCTTACGGCATCCATTCCGGGTTTTGTTGCACTGTGCGAAAGCAGGCTCAACCGCCTGTTGCGCGTTCGGGCGATGGAAAAGCGCGTGACGCTCACCGCAACGGGTGAGACGGTCGCCGTACCTGTCGGGTTCAAGCGCGCGCGCAGCCTGTTTGCGGTTGGAACGCCCAACCGTGAATTACAGTCGATCTCGGCGGACGCGATTCCGCAGAATTATTCCGGGGCTTCGGGAGAGGTTGAAGCGTACGCTCTTATTGAGGGCTTTATATACCTCGCGCCGCCGCCCGCTTCTTCAACCGATCTCGTGCTGACATATTACGAGAAAATTCCGGCTTTGACATCTACAGCGCCAACCAATTGGCTGCTGACGCGCCATCCTGACGCCTATTTCTACGGCACTTTGCTCGCTGCGGAAGCCTATCTCACCAATGATGCGCGCCTGCCCATCTGGAGCCAAGCTTTCGATAACGTCATCGCGGAAATTCAGAGTGAAGGCATTCTGGACCGTTACGGCGTCGGCATTAGAATGCGTTCGCCCATCGCCAATCTGCGCGGGTGCCGCACCTGATGTTCGGTCCTTGGGAGCCTGACAAAGCAACGTTGGGTGCCAATAACCTGTCTGTGTGCCGCAATGTCTACGCGGGTGGCGGAGGGTATCTGCCGGTCAAGGGGTTTAGTCAGATCGCGCCTGCGTTGTCGGGGACGTTCAAGGGGGGTGTTTCATTTCTCGGCCCGGATGGATCGGCCCGTATGTTGGCGGGGTCTGGAACCAATCTCTATTCGCTCGTATCCGGCGCATGGACAAGCATTCTTGGGTCTTTGACGGTCAACACATTCTGGCAGTTTGCGCAGTTTGGCAGTGTCGCTGTGGCTGTAAATGGTGGCGCTCCGATTGCAGTCAATCTGACAGCGAACACGGCAGCAGCTTTGACGGGAAGTCCGCCCACTGCGGACATGGTGACGGTTGTTCGGGATTTCGTTGTTTTGGGCCGCACCAACGGGGCCAACAATATGGTCACATGGTCGGGCTTCAATAATCATACCCAATGGACAGCGGGAACCAATCAATCCGGGTTTCAGCCTATGCTTACGGGCGGCAAGATTACCGGACTGACGGGTGGCGAATACGGCATGATCCTACAAACGGATCGCATTGTCAGAATGACTTACACCTCTGACCCGGTGGCTCCGTTTCAGTTCGATGAAGTCTCGACCAATTACGGATGCATCGCTGAAGGTTCAGTCGCGCAGGCTGGTGGGATCGTGTTCTGCTATTCACGGCGCGGGTTTATCAAGATCGAGGCAGGCGGCGTTACGCCCATCGGTGTTGAGCGGGTAGATCGGACATTCCGTGCGGCATATACCACTGCTGCGCTGGCTGGTTTAACCTCTGCCGTTGATCCTGAACGAACATTGGTGACATGGTGCGTTGCGAACCGGGTCTGGTGCTATAATTGGGCGCTGGATCGCTGGTCTGACTGGGATATGCAGGCGTTCTCGATATTCCCGTCATTCTCGGCTTCGATCAGCATTGATGCACTTGATGCGCTTTATGGTAATCTCGATGCAGTTCCTTATTCGCTTGATGATCCGCGCTTTTCAGGCGGCGATCCAAGGCTGACGATTGTTGCCAATGACGGCACGTTCAATGTTCTGTCTGGGTCAAACCTGAAAGCAACGTTCAGGGAAGCGCCACAGGAGCCATTTGCGGGCCGTAGGGCGCGTATCAGTCGCGTCAGGCCGCAAACGGACGCTGTGAGCGGTGTTACGCTGTCACTGACCTATTCGCAGCGCCTTGGGGATACACAGGTAACGGATACCTACACTGATCTGCGCATGAGCGGCGACATGCCGGTGCGGACAGCGGGTCGGTATATCACGCCCGCGCTGGAAATAGCTGCCGGGACCGTTTGGACCTATGCGCAGGGCATTGATTACGCTGGAATTGAAGCGGGAGGGACGCGCTGATGCTTCAAGTTCCGAAAACAACCGCTAATATCGCAGATTGGGTACGCAAAGCGGCTGACAGCATCAATAACCTGATTGGCAAGTCCGTGCAGAAAGACGGGGTAACCATCTACACGGCACCGACCATTTCTAATCCGCCGACACAGGCACAGGTGCAGGCCAT